GCAGAGGCCGCGAAGACCGGTATACGCCGCGGCGCCGAGGGCGCCCTCGATCAGCCGGGCGATCCCGATGCATTTCGCCCGAACGTCCGTGGTCTCCGTCGTGAGCGCCATCGCCTGCGTCTGTTGGCTCACGCCGAATTCGGTGAAGAGGTTGTAGAGCACCGTGGAGCCGTTCGCGTCGTAGATGACGCCCTTGATGGCGCCAATGCGCAGGTGCTCGAGCGTGACCTCGTGCATGGCGCGGAGCGCGGCGAGCTTGTCGTTGACGACGCTCTGGACGACCTGCACCTCGGTCTCGCTGCCGAACGCGCGGACATTCTGCACCTCGTCCGCAGTGACGTGCCCCTCCCGGGCGAGGTGGGGCACCACGAAGCTCCGGGCATTCCGCTTGCTCGCGCCGATCGTATCCGCCACGCCGCCGCGAGGCGAAGTCGGGATGAGCGACAGCAGCCCGTCCTTCTCCTCGACCACGACGGTGGTCGTGGTGATGCCCTTCTCGCCGAAGAGCCGCAGCTCGCCGATCCGCCGCGGCTGGTAGGGCGCATGCAGAATGGCGTCCGTGAGGCTCGTCACGCTGAAGGCGTCGTTGCGAAAGATATCCAGGTTTGGCATTTTCTCCTCTCCTCCGTGGCGCCCGCTCTGGAGCGCGCGATCCGAAGCGACACAGCGCCCGTGCCGAGCCTATCGGCACTTGATGTTCTTCGTCAGCAGGTCCGCGATCCCCGCGGTGATGGCCGCTTCCTGTTGCCCGTTCCAGTTGAGATCGGCCAGCCGGACCTCGGCGTTCAGGTTGATGATCACGCCCTTCAGGTCCGCCGGCGCGGCGCCGGCGTTCTGGAGCGCGGCATAGAGGACGCCGACGGCGGCATCGCCCTCGCCGGCGCTCGCCCCATTGTCGTAGGCCACATGCTTCCCCGTGGCCGTGATCTTGCCGAGCACGAGCCCCGCGGGATACGTGGTCCCGGCGGGGACCGTCACGGTCGCGTTATCCCGGCTCAGCGTGCCCGGCGCCTCGCTCAGGAGGAACTCACCCGGCCGGCTCCCTTCCAACAAGCTGCTCATCGCTCACGCTCCTCTCTGCCCGGCGCGGGCAGCGCGCTCGGCGTAGACCGCCGAGGGGTTCAGACGCGTCTGGTTCGCGGCCCCGCCCGCGTCCGGCGGTAGGCTCGCGTCGATCTCGATCAGGTCCAGCTTGGCCGTCCAGTACGTGAGATCGTCCTTGACGAACTCCACGGAGACGCCGGCCCGGAGGTACTGCTCCGTCCGCTCGGGGTGCCCGGCCATGGCGCAGAGCGCCCGGATCTCCTTCGCCTCCGCGATGCGGGCCGCGACCTGGGCAAGCGGCAGGCGCCGATCGAGCAGGTTGCGGGCGAAGGGCAGACCGAAGCCCGCCGCGTCGACGGCCGCCAGCACGTCCCCGTCGGACGCCGCGGCGGCTGCGTTGACGGCGCCCTGTGCGTCCGACGGGCCGAGATAGCCATCCACGAACGCCTTCGCCTTCTCGATGATGTCCTCCGGCAGGTCCACCCCGCCGCGGCCCCCGTTCAACACCGCGCGGCACGCGACCAGCCCGGCCTTGATCGCGGTCAGCGCGCCGTCCACCACATCGGCGAAGCCGAGTTTGTAGCCGGCGAAGCCTTCCGCGTTGGCCGCGTCGTAGGCCACGAAGGCTTTCCGGTACTTCGGCCAGTCCATCCGGTCCTTGTCGCCGCTGCCGTCCGTGCTGGCCCACCGCCGCACGCGGAGGTCCGCGGCGTCACCGTCCCACGCGCGGTCCTCGTCGAGCGGGAGGTCGCGCGCGCCGCCGACCCGCCAGTCCGCCTCGGCCGCGCGGATCAGGGCATGGACGCGCAGTCGGAATCGCTCGGGAATCGTGCCGAGCGCGTGCAGCGACCGCGGATCGAGGCAGGCCGTCGCCTGGAGGCCCGGCACGATCTCCGTGGCGAAGCCCTTCGCGAGCGCTTCCGTCGCGTCCATCCAGGTGGTCGCGTCCATCAGGGCCCGGAGTTCGTCGGCGCTGAGCGGGCTGTGCCACTGGTAGGCCGTGATGATGGAGGCGTCGCGGATCCGGTCCAGCTCGTCGGCGGTCTTCCGCATGGCGGCGGCCGGGCCCCAGACGAGGCCGGACGGGTTATGGATCATGATCATGGCGTTGTCGCCGATCTTGATCGTGTCGCCGGCGCTGGTAACGATGCTGGCGGCGCTGGCCGCGAGCCCGTCGATCGTGACCTCGATCGAGCGCTTCCGGTCGCGCGCCTCCTGGCGCAGGGCCTGCGAGATCGCCACGCCGTCGAACACGTCGCCCCCGGGGGAGTTGACGTGCAGCCGGATGGTCCGGACGCGCTCGGGGAGCGCGTGCAGCGCGTCCACGAACTGCTTGGCGCTCACGGCGGCATCGTCCCCGTAGCCGCTCCCGATCGCGCCGAAGATGCGCACGTCGGCGGAATCGGCGGCCGCCTCGCACGTGACGCGGAACCACTCGCGCGGGGCCGTGATCTTCTGAGCCATCATTCGCTCCCTTCTCTCAGGCCGGCGGGTTGATCTGGATCTGGCCGGCGGTGCTCACTTTGCGCGGATCGCTGTCGTAGACCAGCTCGAGCGCGTCCACGCGGGCGTTGTCCGCGGCCTGCTCCTGGTCGATGACTTCCGCGTTCTCGCCCCGAGCGCTCAAGACGGCCGCGCGGCTTGTGAGGCCGGCGCGAATCGCCGCCTTGTCGGCCTCCACGTCCTGGACCGGGTTCATGTACGGCCAGCCGTGCGGCTGCCACTTGACGGCTTGCCATGCCGCCAGATCGCTGTCGTAGCCCCCCGGCGGCTGGAGGGCGCCGGCCAAGATGGCCCGCGCAAACCACGCCGTCCAGATGGGCCGACACACCTGGTAGGCGAACGCCTGCTGCAGCTCCTGCACGTGGCGGCGGAACTCCCCAAGGATGAGGCGCACCGTCCGATCGTTCACCTGGCGGAGGTCTCCGGTGAAGATCTCGTAGGGCACGCCGACGGCCACCCCCGCGCCCATGAGCTGCTGGCGCATGAAGCCCTCGTACGTGTCGCCCACGCTCGGCGGGTCCGAGAACGTCACCACTTCGCCCGGGGCGAGCTCCTCGAAGGCGCCCGGCTCGAGGCCGACCGCGGCGCGATCGCCGATCGTCTCGATCGGCTGGCCCGTGATGGGATCGAGTTCCGCGTCTCCCGCTCCTGCCGGCCGCGTCAGGAAGCCGGTGAAGAGGTTCTGGATCTGCTGGCGAAGCAGGGTCGCATCGTCGAACGTGTCCAGATCGCGGAGCTTCACCAGCGCCGGCGTGAGCCGTGGGACCCCGCGGATCTGCCCGGGCCGCTCCGGCGAGTACAGGTGGCAGACCGTCTCCGCCGGCACGCGCAGGAGCTGGGACGTGTCGATGTCCTGGAGATCGCCGGGCCGCTGGCGGTACATCCAGTAGGCCACGCGCCGGCCGATCGGATCGAACTCGATCCCGGCCCGAATCTTGTTCCCGCCGTTCGTCGCGTTGTACGTGTGCGGGCAGAATTCGGGTTCGATGATCTGCACCTGAAGCGGGACCGGCAGGCCGTCACCCTTGAGGCGGTCGCGGAGGCGGAGGAAGGCCTCGCCGGCGGACAGCCAGCAGCGGGCAGCCTGGGCCTGCTGGCCGTAGAATTCGCACGTCCCGTCCGCATCCGAGGCGTCGGTCCACTGCAGCCACAACGCATGTAGCCGCGCGCGGAACTCAGGATCCGGGGCGCTCGACTGCGGCGTGATCCCGCAGCCGATGAGGTTCGTCACCAGCGCCCGGATGATGGCCTTGGCGAATCCGTCGTTCCGGTCCGCGGCGCGGGATCGGTCGCGCAGGAGCGAGAGGCTGCCCAGGACGCCATCGTTCGGGCCGACCGTGGGCGCCCGCCAGCCCCGGGTGCGCCTGCCGGTGCCGGCGCTCTCGTAGATCTGGGCGCGTGGCCGAAGGAGAGTCATACCGCCGGCGGATCGCGGGGCGGGATAGGACCGACCGACCGTCGCGTGCATCAGAGCAGGCCCTTCCCGCGGTGATAGCCATGGAACTGCTTCGGGCGGGTCGCCTGGCCGATCGACGCCTCGATCGTGGCGATGGCCTGGCGCATTTCCGACTCCGACCGATAGACGGTCGTGCGGTCGCCGAACGTGACCGAGCGTTCGCCTCGCGCGTACGCGGCCTTGAGTGCGTCGAGCTGCGCCGTGTCCTTTCGGCAGGCCTGCCTGACTTCACTTTTTCTCGTGGGCCGCACCCCGAGGGCAGCGCGACCTGTGTAAGAGGCTCTCCTGTCGGCGGCACTGTGAAGAGATTGGCGCGGGGCGA